GAAGTCTTATTTGAAACAAAAGAAAAAACAAAAGAAGATCAATAGTACGGATTCTAAGAAAAAGTATAGAAGAGACCTACTAAAGATTAAACGTTGTCCTGAAGGTCAGGATAGATCACATAAGATGGTTAATGGTAAAAAGAAAGTAGTATGTGAGAATACTAAAAAGAACCGTGCAAGAGGAGGTGCTAAACGTAAATAATGGATAACATAGAAACTAATCTAAAGAATAGGTTAGCATTATTAAGTATTATCCAGCAATCTGATTGGTTTAAAGACTTATTAGTGCAACCTGAAAAGACTCAAGTTGAATTAACTGAAGAAGGTAAGGATCCTAATCCAGCACCACCTCCTAATCAACCATTAGCTCCAGAAGAACCACGCAGTAGGTATATCGTGGATACTAAGATAGAGAAGCCGAATAGAGATATGTTAGGTATTCAAACACTTAGCATGGGGAGGTAGCTATGGGCCCATTAGATGTAGCAGATATTGAAGAATTAAAAGTTAAACAGGGTCAACAAAGAGATAAAATAGAAAATGCTCCTAAAGATAAAGCTATTAAAGCTTCAGGTAAAGCTCATAAAGCTGGTAATATAACAGATGAAGAGCATGTAGAGAACTTAAAGAATGCTCCTACTCTTATGGAAAGCATGAAGAATGCTATATATGGCATTTCTGATTTTGCAACTGATTCAATAGAAGATGCTAAGAAATTTGAAGATATGCGTAACCCATTAAATTGGGGTAGTAATATTGGAGCATTAGGTCTTAGAGCTATTGATGCAGCTATACCTAAAACTCCACAAGAATTACAAGCTGAGTTAGTAGAACTTAAAGCAGCAGGAGCTGCATATCCTGCTTTAAAATTAGCAAAAGAAATACCTATAGTTAAAAAAGGTTTAGGTAAACTTGATGAGGCTACAATTAACTTAAGAAAAAACCTTTTAGCATCAATTAAAGGAGATCAAATACTTTTAGATGGTACTATCTTAAAGTCTGAACAGACTGAACGTATGGCTACTGGATTTAAAGAAAATATAGATAAGATACCTAAGAAAAATAGAGCTACAGATTCTGAGTTTACAATATCAAAAATAGATGAGTTCGCTAAAGTCACTAAACCTAAACTTAAAAAGTATGTAGATAAATTTGGAGGAACCGATGCTGATTTAGATGAAATTTTTAAAGAATATGTAGTTAAGCGTCAAAGTGGTTTAAAAGCAAAAGCTTGGCTTAATAAATATTGGAAGGAGCTAAATAAAGGTATCGGTGCTGGTGGATTAAAAAATGCTAGACTTCAGATAGTTGACGATAAATTGAAATTAGTTGATGGTCGTACAAAGAAAACTATTGAGCATCCATTTGAGTTAGATCATAGTAAAGCTAAAGAACTAATGTATGAGTTAGGTTTAGAAGGAGCTGATATGTCTGATAATTTAGACATAGTTTATTCTGAATGGAATCGTGCTAAAAATAATATTGGTAATCCAGCTATTCCTGATGATATATTAGAAGCTATCGGTCAAAGTACTACTTTAGAGAATTTTGTACGAAGACGTTTAGATGAATCTTTTATGCTTGCAGGTGAAAGAGTTCCTCAACGATTTAAAGAATCAGCTAAAACGGGAATGATGGATGCTGTGCAAAATATGAAACCTGGAGAAACAATTACAGATATCGTAGAAAGAGAACTACAGTTTTGGGATAAATATTCTAATCATTTAGTAGAAATAGATGATTATGTACCTGCAAAAGTACAACGTGAATTAGATGCACAAACTAATTTAAATGCAATAGAATATTTACAAGAACTGAAAAGTAGAGGTGGTTATGCTAATCTTACTAGTAAATTAAAGCATAAGTATGAAAGACTTGCAAAAGAACTTGAAGCAGAATTCAGAGCATTATCTCAGCCTTCTAAAATTACTACAGAGAGAGGTTATGGAGCTAATGAAGCTTCTAAATGGGGTAGATTCTGGAGTGGAAGAAGTGATTAATGAATAATACCTTATTAGCCTTACAAGACGACTTTAAGCTGTTCCTACAAGCTCTGTGGGATCAGCTAGGTCTACCCTCTCCTACAAGAGCACAATATTCCATTGCTGACTATCTTCAACATGGACCAAAAAGATTACAGATCCAAGCCTTTCGAGGTGTTGGTAAATCTTGGATTACTGGTGCTTTTGTGTTATGGACACTCTTTAATGATCCAGAAAGAAAAATAATGATCATATCTGCCTCTAAAGAGAGAGCAGATAACATGTCAATCTTCTTACAAAAACTAATTATTGAAACCCCATGGCTCAGTCATCTCAGACCGAAACAAGACGATTCACGTTGGAGTCGCATCAGCTTCGACGTCGCCTGTTCTCCTCACC